ACTTTGAAATAGTTGTGCCAGTAGTGGGCACGATATTTGTCCAGTAGTTTTTTATCTTTTGGTAACAAGTCCCATGCATAGCCTGGCATTACATTGTCCATATCTTTTGTTTGAACAATTTGACCTGGTGCACCAGTTGCAGCAAAGCCATGTTTTTTGTATACCAAACCACGAACTTTTTCTAAATCATCAACATAGTTTGTTTGTAGCAAGTCTAACAAACCATATACACCCTCATTGATAAAAACGAAATCAACGTAAGGTAAACCAATTACATCATAGGGCAATGCAGATGCATGTGAGCCAACGAATACAGTCTTGATGTTTGGATGTGATTGTTTGAGTTGAGTTGCTAACTTTGATGCACCAATCATCATCGTGGTGCCTGAGTTTGGATTTTGTCCGTAAAGAACAAAGACTGCTATATCAGTTTTTGTAGCAGCAATTTTTTCTGCTGCTTCTTCAACGTCTGTTGGTTCAGCATCAAAATCTAAGATGCAAGGGTCGTGACCCGCAACACGAACGGCGTTAGCCAATAGCAACGCCCATGTTGGAGGTTCAATAGCAGAATACTTATTTGCCAGTGCTTGATATGCCTGAGCAGCACTGCTCGGTATTACAAATGTCACCACTTTTGACATAACAAAAAATTCCTTTAGTGTAGTTTACTTGATTTTACATTCTTGAGAAGTTGGTCAAGTTGTTCTTCTGTCAAAGGACCATCATCTTCTTCATAGTCTAGTTCTTCATCTTCTTCATCAAGTAGTCTTTGAAGATGGTCACCAGATTCTTTTAAATCTTCACTCAGTCGTGCAACTAGCTTACCATAATACTGAATCATCTCTTCTTTTGGTTCAACAACAGTAATGATATCTGTTGCGTAAACGTTTGCACTGTTTACCTTGATGAGTTCAATTGGCAACCAAGGCATCATCATCATCATTGTTTGACCTGTTGGCATACGACGAAACACTAATCGCATTGGTTCATCTAACTGAATCATGTCTGAGTTTTCTTCTTCGTACATAGAAGCCATGATATCTTCACCAGTCTGCATTCTTATTAGTTTTATGTTATGCATTTTTGACCTCTATAGTGTAAAACTTGTATTTGAACTTTTCCTCATCATATATTCTAACACGGTCTGTAAAATGACGCAAGGTAAAATTTACATGTTTACCTAAACGAAAATCATCGGCAATGTCATATAACACTGCTTCAGTTTTATTATCTCCCAATCTAAGCCCACGACCGATAGACTGCAAATTACGTACTCTGGATTTACTTGGTGAAGCAAATATGACATTATGGAGATTTCTAATGTTGACACCAGTGCTAAAAGTACCGTAAGATGCAACAATAATCGCATTGTTTTCCTTTTCTGTTATGGCACGAACTTGTTCACGGACTTCAACATCTGTACCACCATAAACAAAGAAAACATGTCTGTCGGTAACTTTTTCTTTGATGAGTTTGTGAAGTTGTTTACCATGTTTCTCAACTAGATTGAACAACACTAATGAGTTGCCTTCTAGTGATACGACAAGATTTCTTATAAACTCATTTCGATATCTACTACTTACTATGTATTCTATCTCGTTTTGATAATCCCAAGAGCGTGATTGCTTACAAACATCTTCTGGGTATTTCAGTATCAGGCATTTGATTCTGAAGTCTGCTAGTTGTTTGTTTTTGATAAGCTCAGAAGTTGTTGTGGATTGATAGAGTGGTCCGAACAAACCTTCTAATACCAACTTATGTGTTTGTGTTCCGTCAATTGTGCCTGTACAACCAATACGATAAGATGCATTCTTCAGACCAGTCATGATGGTAGTCAATGACTTTGCTTTGAACTGATGTGCTTCATCTCCAAGAACAAAGTCAAACTGCTCAAAGTATTCTGGTGGATTCTTGTAGATTGATTGCCAAGTGGTAATTGTAAGAAACTTTTCTGTATGTTTGTCTTTGCCTGAATACTGACGATGACAATACTTCTCTGAATCATAGCCATAAGATTCAAAATCGGAATACATTTGTTCTACAAGTGATGTTGTGGGAACAATCAATAAACCTTTTTTGTAGTTTTTACTTTGCAGATACCTTAATATCATATACTGAATCAAAGACTTACCAGAACCAGTCGGTGATAATAACAACATTCGTTTGTTTCTAACGGCAGAAATGAATGCTTTGACTTGATAATCTCTTGCACCTTCTTGTATAATGCTTTTGTGCAGTTCAAGACTATCAATAAACTCCTTTGCCTCCGTTACTGAAAAACTCTCTGTAACACTGATTGGTGTATCAATCGCTAGTTTATAGTTTCTCTCTTCACAAAACTTCTGAATGTAAGGTACAAGACCATGATAGATAGTAAATGAACGCAGGTCAGCAAGTCTTATCTTACCATCCCAAAGACGATTCTTGTAGGCAGGCATAAATTGATAGCCAGGTACAAAGAATGTAAAGTAATCTGCAAGTTCTTGTGCAACACTTTTTTCACATGCAAATCGCAGAAACACTTCGTTCTGTTTATATAAAGTTAAATCATACACCTTGAATAAATTTTTCCCAGTCAATGAACGAACGGAGTTCCCATGTTCGGTTGTTTAGTTCTTTGAGTATTGCTTGGCAGACTTCCACAATTTCTTCATGTAATAACTTTTTGGCAAGATACTTATTGATATCTTCATCCGCTTCTAGATATGTATTAATCTCGGATTTGAGTGTGTATGGAAATGGTTGCCAACCATATTTACTCAAATCATCTTCATCAAGTTTACCAGTATAGTATTCCCACTTGAGTTTACGCCACTTGTTGTAATTGAACTCGGCTTCTTTTGCCAACAGCCGATGTGATGAAAGAATGTTTAGATACTTGCTGTGAAGTTTCGGAATGTCAATCAGTGCTTTACCTGGTTCGGTTCTATCGATAACAGAATCGGCAGTCCACATTTGTAATACATCATCAAGTTTGCTCATAGTATACCTCCTGTTAGGAGTTTATCACATTTAAAATAATTTTTCTACGTTATAATAGGTAAATCTGAAAGTAGCGTCTGCGGTAACAATAGTGTCTGGTGTATCTGTAGCACTCATAACAAAACCAGACAATGAAATTGGAAATAAATCTTTGAAGTTAAAACGGTAATATGGTTTATTTGATGCTGATAAAATAGTTACTGCACCATCAGTGTATTGCGGTGTCTTTGTTGGTTGTGCAGAATTAAAACGATTCAAAGTACCAAGACTTTGATATTCTTCATACTCTGTTGGGAATGTCATTGCACGAATCCAATCATGTATCTCTAACCAACCTAACATCTCAGCATCGACAATAAAAGTAACATTCAATATATCATAAACTGTTTTCTCACCAGGTGCATACAATTCCACAAATGGGTTTTGCACTGGAATTTCTGATGTCGAAAGTCCAGGTAATGAGATTGTTTGGCAAAAGTATTGTAAATTCGGTGTACGAGCCAAGTTCAGAGTAAACTTATTTGGCTGTAACGAATTTGGATTAGATGGATTACGTGTAAGAACTGTCATATGTTTATTTATAAGATAAAAAAAGAGGCATCCGAAGATGCCTCTTTAAACTCGTCACTCTAACGGTGACTTCATCTGCTAAGAAAATTACATCAAGTTTGCAATACGGAAACCACGGTAGTAGTTGTTGCTCTGTGTTGTCAGAGCGCCCAGACCTTGGTCAGTACCTTCTGCGAATGGATTAGCAACCAGACCGTAACGAGTCTTGAAGCCAATCTTTGGCTGGAATGTACCAGTATCAACTGCACGAACCATTTGCAGAGGAACGTATGGGCAGTAGAAAATACCTGCGTCATAAGCGTTTGTACCCTTGTAACCAACAACTGCGAACTCTGATGTTGAGCCGGTTGGGAAGTATGGATCGATGTAAACTTTGATACGACCGAAGATTGTACCAGCAAATGTATTACCAGTATCGTCAACTGTCAGTGATACTTGACCAGCAAGTGCTGAGTTATAGTCAAGAATACCAGACATCGCTAAAGCGGACGCTACGTCTGAGGAACAGATAACGATGTTACCTTTACCACGACGGGTTGTCTTAGCGATTTGATTTGCTTCACGCTCAATCTGGAATGCAAGACCTTTGATCTTTTCAACCATCCAACGACCGTTTGAGTCTGTGTCTAGGTTAAACGCACCACGTGTTGTTGTACCTGCTTGGCAGCCTGGCTTAGCAACTTTGTAGATTGTACGGATAACTTCACGATTGATTTCAGCAAGAATTTCTGCGGACAGAATGTTAGCCAATTCTGTTTCAGCGTCAAGACCATGAACTGC